AAATTTCATAATCATCAAAATGTCGTTTTATTAATGTATTATAATATAATTTTCTTTTATTATATTTAGATTTTATTCCGACTTCTTGTGCTTTAGTTAACCCACTTTCTGGATTAATTTTAGATAATATTTTACTAACTTTTTTTCCAATTTCTTGATATCCAGTTAATTCTGTTTCAGGATTAATTTTAGATAATATTTCATTTCTTTTTAGTGAAGCAATTTGAGCTTTAGTTAATCCAGTATCATTATCAATGATATTAAGAGATATACCAACTTTTTTTCCTCTTTTTTTAGCTATTGATAAACCACTTTCTGGATTAATTTTAGATACTATTTTACTAACTTTTTTTCCAATTTCTTGATATCCAGTTAATCCGGTTTCTGGATTAATTTTAGATAATATTTCATTTCTTTTTAGTGAAGCAATTTGAGCTTTAGTTAATCCGGTATCATTATCAACGGTATTAAGAGATATACTAACTTTTTTTCCAATTTCTTGGTATTTGGTCAATCCTGTTTCGGGATTAATTTTAGATTGATGTTCCTTAATTTTAATCATTCTTTTTTCTGCTATTGATAAACCGGTTTCTGGATTAATCTTAGATATTGTTTTACTAACTTTTTTTCCAATTTCTTGATATCCGGTTAATCCGGTTTTTGGATTAATTTTAGATAAAGTTTTTTTTATTTTTAATGAATTAATTTTTGATAAAGGTAATCCAGTTTTATCATCAATTCTATTTTTTGCACATGCTCTAGAACATGCTTTTATTCTATTTTTTCTATAATCAACATGTACTGCATTTTTTTTGCAAACTGGACATAATAATTGTTCTTTTATAGAATGTTTGATATACCATAATCTTTCATTAAAATTAACATCTAATATTATAAATGGCGTTTTAGATATTATTTTTTTTTTATTTTCTTCTTTTTTTAAAAATTTTCTAAGATCAAATGTCATAATGGATTTTCTTTAAAAAATGTTTTAATCCAACATTCCGGTAATAAGTGTTTATTTGTTTTCGTGACGAAATCCCATTGTGTAAAACAACGAAATGTACACCGTTTAAAAAATTCACATTCAATACAATTATAATATTCTAAATGGCTTCTCATTTGTGGAGCAGTATCTAGATATATTTCAGGATTTTCTTGATCTTTATATGTATTAAAATTTTCTTTTTTATATCTGTACCATTTACAATTTGAAACACTATTATCTGGAAATATAGTTATTTTATTAAGTGACATGCAGGTCATTTGGTTAACTGAATCAGTTAACATTTTATCTATGGGTGCAATTTTTGGATAATTTTTTGCAATAAATCGATAAGTATTTAAATGTTCTATATCTGTTGGAATTAAATCATCGCATTCATCATCCGGAATAAAATCATCTAAATAAATTGGAAATGTTTTATACAAATAATTTTTAAAAAAATCATCATCATTTTTTAATATGACTTTCATGGCTTCATTGGTTCCAACAATGCAAACAGAAATAATATATTTTTCTAAATAGTATACATTTTTATAATATTGATTATTTGTTGGACGACCAGCAAAATCATAAGATAAAGCTATTCTGCTATCTAATCCTTTATTTTGAAGATTAATTAAAAATTGTTTAATTTTTTCTGGATTTTTGAATAAAAAATTAGAAGCCCAAACAAATCTTGCTGGGATATTATATTTATTACAAATTTTTTCTATTTCTATTGAAAATTGTTCATAAATTGGTAAATATTCATCTAATAAATTATTTTGGAATATTTCACCACCTACTATATTAAAAATTATAAATTTAACATTTGTATGTCGGTTTTTAACAAAATCATCTATAATTTCTAATTTAGAAAAAATTTCTTTTTTAGATAAACCTATTATAGAATTTTTATCGTGAAAACAAAATGAACAATTAATATCACAATTTTCAAATAAAGTTATTTCTATTTCAGCTTCTTGTGGTTTTTTAATATCAAAAATAAATTTTACATCTTGATTGATATTTTGGTTATCAACATAGCCAAAATGTTTTTTTGAATTATAAACACTTATTGTTTTCTTTTTATCTTTATATGTATCATCAATTATATTAAAGTGTTTCATGAGAATTGGCTAATTTATCATAAGCAGCATGAATTATTCGTAATCTATCAATTGCATCTTGACCATCTTCTGTCATTTCTGCACCATGCATAAGATCATTTACCCTAGATACATTAACTATTAATTGAAAATAAGCATTATCTTGAATTGCAAAATGTGAAAATAAATTTGTTCCATTAAACATAAAATTTTTGTTATCAAAATACATATCAAAAAATATTTGTTCATTTAATGGCGGAGCTTTTTCTAAATATACAAGTAAAAAATCTGGAATTGAATATAATTTTAAAAATGCAAATCCAAATTGTTCATGGATACCTTCATACGTATTATCATCATTAATTAATTCTGGAATTGAATTAGATAGCATGAATAATAATGAAGAATCTAATATTTCACAATAATGATTTATTATATCTTGGTGAGTTTTAATTAATTCTTCAAATATTTTCACAAAATCATCAAATTGAACAAATTGTTTTTTATATTTGTTATAATAAAGAACATTTGCTAAAAAATAATTTAAATCTAATACATTAGTAACATCTTTTAATGATAAATATGCTTTAATAAGATCACAATCTATATAATCAAATTCACAAATTATTTGTAAATTACCAAGATAAACAAGCATGCTTTTAGCACTCATATCTTGTTTAGTTTTTTTATAGTCTATATAATAAATTTTTTTTTTATTTTTAAAAAATTCTACCATTTGTTTTGGAGATAGAGGTAATACTATTTTTTCATTATCCATTATATTGTAACCGATTCTAATAATAAATCATTAAATTTGTTAAATCTTCTACTAAAAAATTGTGATTCTAATATATTTTGTATATTAGCTTTAAACTTATCAATTGTTGGTCCTTGATAAAAATCATATAATAAATCCATTTCTTCTATATCAATTAAATCAACTGGTCTATTATTACCTAATAATGCAATCCTATATAATTTCATAATTTCATCAAGATTTGTCATTTCTATATGATAAAAACCAAATATTTTATTCAACATATCATTATTTTTAATAGCTTGTTCAATATCTTTCAATGATTTTATTGTTGAAATATTTAAATATTGGTTTAAATATTTTGGATTTCTTGTAATAATCTTTTTAACTAATTGAATTAAACTTATTAAAAATGATTCTAATAACGGATTTGCTAAAAATGCTATTCTTGAATTAATTTGATCTTTAGTTAATTCTCCATTATCATATAAAAATATAGCAAAATCTGTTGGAATTATTTGTATATCTGAATTATTGTATAAATCACCAGATATTTTATAACTACTAGTTAATTCATTAAAAGTATTTGTAAAATCTAAATTTTTTCCAGTTTGTAAATATTCATATATATCTATTAATTCTAGAAATCTTGGTAAAACTGTTTTATTACTTATGATACCAAATAATTCAGCTATAACACTTGTATAAATTTTAATATAATCTTGTTCTGTGGCAAATATCTTTAATTTTCCTGTTGTATGAAGAAATTTCCAAAAATTAGAAATATTTCCATCATATTCTTCATTTATCATTATATCAAAAGATTTATACCTTGCAATTGGTGTATACCCATCTTGAAAAGCTATACCATCATATTTTCCACCATCTATCATAATGCATTTAAATCTTCCAGCAAAATTATTTAGATGTTCTACATATATTTTATTTGTAATATTAAACATAAATTTTATTCCATTTGATCTTTATCTTTATTTATAAACCCATACCTGATTACCACAATCAAAAATCTTTCGATATCCATTTAAATACATATTTTCTGATTCTGTTAATCCTGAATCAAATTTTTCTAATCTATTCTTAAGTTTATGTTTCTGATATTGTATTCTAGATTCTAATAATCCATCTTTCCAATACCAATAATTTGGTCCACTCTCATGACTCAATTCAAATCCTAAATTTCTATATAATCCTCCAGTACTCCTTCTCATATCTGCATAACTAATCACAGACCCTGTATGTCCCTTCAAAAAATTCTTAAACAACCTACTAGCGGCACCTACAACGGAATAATTAAGCTTATTGCAAAACCTTAACAATTCCCAATCAACTTTTTTATTAAATCTTGATTTACCAAAGGTCATTAATGATACTAATTCATTATTGTAATATAATCCTATATTAATAGATGAATTACATTGTCCTTGTAAATGATTGTTATTTAAAAAGATTTGACTATCTTTAAATGATATTTCTTTAATTTCACATTTTCGTGCAAATATTTTGGAAGATTTATTTAATTTATTTTTAATTATACTTTTCCAAATTTTTTGTTTATTTGGATTTTCCCATTCATTTTCAAAAATATGAAGAAGTTGTATTCCTTTTTCTTTACATAATTTTGTCTTATTTAAATGATAATTTTTATTTTCTGTATCAATAGAATAAGAACTATGCCAGAATAAACCATCATATTCAATTGCAAGATTATGATTTGGCATATAAATATCAAGTTCTAATGGAGTAATTATAGATCGTGAATTAAAAATTATATTATTAGTTAATGATTGACAAAATTCTAAAATTTGTTTTTCTTGATATGAACGTGATTCTTTATGATATTTTATTCCATAATAATTAAACATCCCCATAACCATAGTATGATGAAATCCATACTTTTTAGCTATATCGGTAATTGTTAATTTATTATTTACTTGTTCTTGTAACCAATCATGATTATTTAATTTATTAAATATTTGTTTTAATTCAATTTTATCATAATTATTTTCATTTTTAATTTTATTACACCATGTATCAAATGTTATGGTAGATTTTTTATAACCAAATTTTTTGATTTTTGTCTTTATTTGTTTATCTATTATTATTTGTGCTTTTGCTGGATTATCAACTCCGTATTTTTTGATATTAGTTTTCTTTATTTTATTAGATATTTTTTTTGATCCATGTAATTGACCTCCATATCTTTTATTGCATGTATCTTTAATAGATTGTTTAATTATAGGTACTTTACTTACTGAATCATAACCATATTTATTAATCATTGTTTTTTTACGTTGTTCTGTGGTTTCTGGTAATTTATGTCCGCATTTACCACATGTTTTATTATATGATTGTGGATTTAATCTATTATTCCAACAACATAGTCTTTTATTACAAATCGGACAAATTTGTTGTTCATATATATTATTATTAATATACCATATTCGTTCGGAAATTGAACAATTATTTGGTAAAAAATTAGTTTCAAATTTTATTAATAATCCTAAATAATTATTTTTATTACCTAAATTATATATTCCTTTATTACCATGTTCCAATAATAATTTATTAACTTCAATAGAATATTGAGTTGTTTTGACAGATGATTTTAATAATACATTGGAATCTAAACAATTATTACAAAAACTAAATTGTTTTTTATCTCTTTTTTTCCATAATGCCGGATTATTACAATTTCTACAAGATATTATTGAATATATCTTATTAATAATATAATAAGATCGTTCACGCATATCAGCAGTAATAGGCAAAAATAATGTATTATTAATTAATAATTGTTTATCTTTTTTAGATAATCTAGGATTTCCAATACATGTATTAACAAATTTAGCAATTTTTATAATATCCATGCCAATAATTATATATTAATATCAGCATTTTATATAAATTATCTTCGAACTCTTTGTGTGTTTTGATTAGCATAACAATTTGAATGGCAATATACAAAATCTATATAAAATTTTGTAAAATTTGAATTTAATGTGCCTTGTAAAGTTGTTAAAATATTTCTATATTGACTTAAACTTATTTCTTCTAATGGTTGAACAGTATTAAATGTTGCGGCTGGTGCTAAATTTCTTGTTGCATCTGATAATCCGCTATCAACATAACAACGACGGGTATATTGATATGAAGTTCCATCAAAAAATACAGTACCCCAAACATTAAATGATTGAACTCTTAAACTAAAATCACATTGTCTTACTCTAGAATAAAATTTAGAAAATTCTTTTAAATATGCTTCTACTTCAGCACCTTTAACTTCAGGACCAACCAATAATGTATCTGTAGAAGCAGGCAAATTAGCTGTTGATATAGCACCAGCAGCTCTAGAAACATCGGTAGCATCAGCATTTTTTGATGCATTTGGTAATGGTTGTAAATAAGCATTTAAATCATTAACATATTGAGCTTTTGTTATAGTTGCCATTTATAATTTCCTACAATTTTTATTCTATTTATAAATCCATACTTGATTTCCACAATCATATATTCTTCGATATCCATTATTGTACATATTATCAACCTCGGTCAAAGTTTCATCAAATATTTCTAATTTATTTTCCAATTTATGCTTTTGATATCCAATTCTAGATTCTAATATTAATCCATCTTTCCAATAAAAATAATTTGGATTACTTTCATGACTAAATTCAAATCCTAATTGTTT